GTTTTAATACCCAGCCACTTATCTATTTCTTTAAAATATGAAGTGTGATCAGGCAAGATCATATCAGATTTTAAAAGTTTTTCTATGGTATCATCCGCTTCAATGATTTTAGACTCATAATACTTAATCATTGATGAAAGTCTTTTTTCCATAATTAAAAAGGGGTAGATAAATTTTGTGGTGGAGTTATCTACCCCAAGTAATTCTTATATCACTTTTTAAACCAAGGGGGAAGTCCTAAGAAAGGTCTGCGATCAAATCTATTTTCTATAGCTCCTGGAGAAGTAATTTGATTATAATGAAGAAAAACCTGACAGCAATTCTTTCCTTGAAAGGCCTCTCTCCAATGTTCAAGTTCACATCCTAAATAAATGAGCATATCCCCTGGTTTAAGACTGACTTTAATTCCTTTATTAGTTGTTGGAACGTAAGGACCTCCAGATGGTTTGCCTACATTTTTATTGGGTTCTAAATAGATATCCCATGAATCTCCTCCTAAAAACATGGTAGTTGATATTTCACAACTAAAACGATCTTTGTGTCTCTCTAAAATATCTCCTTTTTTATAAATTCTGGCATAAGAATAAGTAGGAAGAAGTTTAAGTTTTGTTTCTTTTTCCATTCTAGGTTTAACTTTTTCTAAAAGAGTTTCCATGACTATATCAGCGTAATGGGAATAAGTATTGGGTGATTGTTTATCAGTCCATGATCCCCACCCCTCCTCAAAAGGGGATATATAACGATCATCTAAAAACTTTTTAGCCACCCTACGTTTCATCATAAAATAACCATAGATAAAATTAGCCATATCTTTAGTAATAGCTTTTTTAATAACTAAATATTTTTTTCTTTTAAAGGTCATACAAACTTAATATTTCCCGCCACAGAAGTTCTAATGACTTTTGAATTAAAGTGCATCACCTGATGCCTTAAATCGGCAGGAAAGATCATTAAGGTATTAACTTGAGGAGTAAAATGTTTTTCCGTTACCGCACTCCATTTTTCTTCTCCATAAAGAAAACATGTCTCTCCAGGATTAGCCCCATTCGTTTCATTTTTTTTAGCTTCATCGAGCATCCGTTGAGGAACTTCAAGCCATAATACAAAAGATAAATCACAATTGGTATGCACATGAATAGGATTATATTCTTTGGCTTTCATTCGGTTAATCCACATTTGAGTTAGTGTGTACTTAGGATTAAAGTTAGGTCTGTTGGAAAATTTTTTCCATCCCTCTATCCAAGTATTAATATAAATTTGAAAATCATTAAAAATCCATTGTTCTGTTTCTATAGGATAAATATATTCATGATGAATTTGTCCTGCTAGATTAGATCGATGAGATTTTTTTAATTTCTTTCCTAGTTTTAATAGTTTAGCACAGTAATCTGGATTAACTGGCATCTCTGCCAGGTAAGGTCCAAACTGATGGTATTTATGTTCTGGGAGTACTGGTTGCATTGGATATAGCTTTTGGCACACATTGAATATTCCAATGAACAAATCTAAACGGTTCTATACCCATATCAATTGGATATTGATGGGGAGTATAACCTGGAATAAGAACCATTGTACCTGGTTTAACTTGATAATGGATGGATTCATTGGCATGACTAATTTTATTAGGTTCTTTCTGAGGAAGTTTGGTCATCATGGCTCCTGGTCTTGGATCATGAAGAACAGGCATGGATGTTTTTTCACCAGCTTTTAAAAAATAAAAACCTGTAACATGCTGGTTCCAATGGACATGCGTATTATGGTGTCCTCCCCCTTTGCTGGAAAATTCCTGCACCCACATTTCAGTATAATGTAAACTGTGATTTTTTAAATTAAAACCGCACCACTCTAAAAATTCATAGCTTCGATTACCACAAAACTCTGTAAATTCTTTAGCTTCAGGATCGGTATTAATGGAAATGGAGTGGTTGGATAAACCAAAATCTCCCAATTTTCTTTTATAAACTTTATCCCTCTCTTTTAGAGAGGGTAACAAATCTTTCTTTGCCTTCTTGATATACTTATCACATAGCTTATTGAGAGGTTTTATAAATTCAGGAACGTCATTAGTCCATACTGGAGTTCCAAAATATACACTTGCGTTAAATCTATTCATTTAAAAGGATATCCAAGATTCCACATAACTAATGAATACCTTACTCCTTTCTTTACAGGTTTAACTCTATGCCATACAAAACTAGGAAATACAACTAGAGAACCTCTAGGAAGAATTTCTTTACACACCCTAGTTACTTTAGGATTATCCACATTTCTAAATTGAAATTCCAATTCTCCTCCTTCATAATCTTTTTTATCGGATAAAGAAACAGTAGCCGATAATTTTCTTATCTTGCCCTGTGCTGGACCTTTCTCTTCATAAATCCCTTCCCAGCTATCACAATGCCAGCCATAATATTGACCTGGTTTATACTTGGTAAATTGACAAGACTCCGACCAATCCCAGTTAAAATTCCATTTTGCATTTTTATTAGCTTTATGGATATAAGGTTGTATTTCCTTATAAATCCAGCGGTCATTCATCCAAACGACATTGGAATCCCTTTTCTTTTTTACATTTTTGATTTCTTTTTTATTTAAAGGTTCTTTTTTTATATCTCTGTTGTGTCCTAAACTCCCTGTAATTGCCATATCATCCTGATGCTTTAATCCATATTTAACAATGTCATCACAGATTCTTAGGGGAATGACTGATTTAAACCACCAATAATAATTTTGTAGGTTCATAAGATATATTCATAGAGTGAAGTTAAAAAAATATTCATCTGTTTAGATGTATTCTTAGATATAAAATAGCGTTGGCTAGAGGGAAAAATAATAAATTGATTATTTTTCAAAGGAATATGCCAAGTCCTGTTTTTTCTGCGGTTATCGTCATATTCGATAACCAGTTCACAAGAATCTTTAGCCACATCGATTCCATAAAGACAGGTATAATCAGGTGAGTCCTTTAAAGACATAGGCTCAACTTGATGTCTAACAATGGAAGACTCATATTGGTTATAAACATTTCCCCATTCGTTTTGAAAAATTAAAGTTTTAGAATAGTCCGCTTTGAAATGATCCCTGATATAATCTCTCATCCACTGTAAAGGTGTTGAAAAACCCACTTCAAAATCCTGGTAAGAATAATCTTTTTTATTTTTACTTAAACGCTTTTCTGAAACAAAGCTGGTGAGAATGTCGTTTTTGATTTTTTTGCGGTCAATTTCAATGCCTTGAATGGTATCACTGTAAATATCAACCTGGCTCAAAATCTTCTGAAGCATTGAGCTTTTATATCTTAATAAATGATTTTAGTAAATATATGTAAATATAATTAAAAAGATTTGATATAGATCAATTATGGAGTTATTTTATCCCAAGCTTGAGTAGATTCGTTCCAATCATAGTTATCCAAACGTCCATCGGTTTTAGTATTGGGATGAGGTGTTGGAGCTTCCCATTGTGCAGTTGTAGTATTTAAAGTCCAACTTGCATAAGGTTGTTTATGCCTGAAAATATCATTATCTTCATCATAAATCATACCTAGGGTTGCGTAGTTGCCCCTAAAAGGGGTGCCACCTAATTTATGTACACCTGCCCTAGTGTTATAAGATGTTTGAATCCACATAGGACCTGCCCAACCATGAATTCTTTCCAAAAATTGTTGCCCAACTGTTTCATCTTCTACGCCATCAGCGTCAAATAGATCACTATTAGTAACAGAATGAACTCCAATTACTTTTCCGTTGATTCCTAATTTTGCAAAATGTGCCATAATGTTCTTTTTCGTATCTTATGTAGTAGTAACAAAAGTTCCGTCACCTGTGAATATATGAACGGTATCACTTCCACAAGTTGTTACAACATTTCCTGAAGTAGATGTTGAGTCAGAGGTTAATCTTCTAATAATAACAATACCTGGTGCTCCATCTCCGCCTCCACCTGGACCACCATTTTCACCACCGCCACCGCCGCCACCAGTATTTACAGTTGCATTTGCTCCTCCGCCTGTTGCTGTTGCGGCTCCACCACCACCAGCACCACCAGCACCTGGGGTGCAATCATAACCATTTCCTCCGCCTCCACC